ATTTCTTCTGGAGTCAATTCTTCTTCTTCAGCAATCTCTTCAACGGCTTCTTCTGAAGATGCGTCAATTTCGACGGTTTCATCGGCTGATGCTTCAACTTCTGTTACAACATCTTCTTCCGAAACTTCTTCTTCTTCAGCCATTGCTGTAGGATTTGACTTGCCACCACCAAGACCTTGTGATGCCTTATCGCCAGCAACTGCTGCACCCTTACCTGGGGCAGGAGCCTGAGTTAGGACGGCGGCGGCTTTCTTGCCGATCTCGTCGCCTTCTGGCTTGTCAAGCGTTGAACCGCCGAGGTCTACTACCTCTGCGCCACTTGCTAATTTCTTCATTGGTTCTGCTGGTGAATCTGATTTCGTTTTCATCAAAATTTCAGCGGCAGCTTCTGCTAATGTTTTCATGAGAAATAACTCCTATAGTTATGAATTTATTTATAAAATTACAGTTTTGAGAGGAAACTCTCAAATTGACGTAGTTTGATTTCTTCAAGCTGTTTGTGTTTTGCTCTTTCAATTTTTTGGCGCATTTTGTCTATGGTGGCTTCTTCAATTTTGCCATTATTCCATACCCATTCTTTGCCTTCCATAATGCCGCGAACAAACGCATCAGGTGCTGAAGGATCAGCTACTATATCTGCCGCTGTGGCTAGATAATAATCGTTCTGTACTTGGTTAACACCATTTACAGACTTTAGCGTACCCATTCCTCGAGAAGAAACGCCTAATTTGCATTCTTCGTCGATAAGATTTTTCACAATCTTTCCGAATGGAGTGTCTAAAATTTTTGCTTTGATAATGAAATTATCGCCCTCTTGACGAATCTCTTTAATCATGTGTGATACGCGATCAAGATTAATTGAAGGACCGTCTGGATGACCCAACTCGCCAAATGCGCGATTCTCGTTAACATATTCTTTATTATAACGATTTACTTCGCGCGCAAGAATATCTGTGCTATATTCGCGCAAGTTGCGGTTTACCTTATTACCTTGAAGACCAATTCCTTCGATGTAATATTGCTTTACACCGTTCTTTTCTTCAGTAAGGTACTTGACTGCTTCGACTGTTTCTACGATTAATTTCATTTTGTTATACCTTTAGATTCCGAGCGCCTTTCTGCGTCTCATTGTGCGCATTCTCTTCATCTTTGCGCGAGCCATTTTTGCGCGACGTTTAACGGCAGCACGACGTTGTGCGCGTTTACGACGCATTCTTTCACCAGCACTCATTCTAACTAATTTTCCACCACGAAGCGTGAAACCTTTTACTGCGGACTTCTTAACGCGACGTTGTGCTACAATCTTGCCGCCAACTGTACGGAAACGAATTGGGATAAGTTTCATGCGACCAATTTTGCGCGTTTTAAATGCTGATGAGGCTTCGTCAAGTTGCTCTTCAACTTTTTGAATATCTTCTTCTGTTATGAATGATTTAAATCGTTTCATTTAGATGATTCTAATCTCTTAAGCCAGTGTGTTACTTTTTGCAAACCTGCAGGACCGACATTTACAAGACGCTCAAATTTATCTTTATTTGAATTGTCTAGTTTTGCATGCACGTCAACAATCTGTTGAGCGATTGCATGATGCACTTCTTCTGTCGTTCCGTTGTTAAATTTAATTTGTCCAGGTTGTTGTGACTGAGCGATGTTTTTAAGAGATCCGATAACGCCTTCTGAGATCGCAGCTGCTGGCAGTAAAGAGCCAATTTTAACTGGTTCACCTAAACGACCATCTGGATCTAAAGAACTTTTAGTGAAAGGAACGCTGATGTTCAAATCAAGAGCAGCATTGTGATATAATGCAACTTGTTGTCCGTTTGGATAGTTACGAATACCAACTCGTTTGAGCACCAACATTGCTGGTGCATCTTGATATGGTTTTCTTTTTGCTCTTAATTCTTTAAATGATGCCATCTTATTGTGCGTCGCCTGTTTCTGCTTCTACAGCCTCTGGAGCATCAAAAAATGTCTGTGCAACTTCAAGTTTCTTTTGCGCTAATGCGTCAGCAACTTTGGTTGCAATTGCATTATCAAGTTTTTCCTTAAATGACATAACATCTTGTTGAATTGCAAAATCAGTAAAATTTGACATAATATTTGCCTCTTAAAATAATTCTTTGACTTTTTTATTTATATCATCAGGGTCTTCTTCATCTTCTGTAGGATTTGTTGCCAATTGCGGCATTTCTCCTGGCGCAGCTGATGGATCACCTTGTAAATCTGTTGATACTTCTTCTTGATTGGCGGCTTCTTCAGCCATTTGCTCGTCCATAAGTTTAATATCATCTTCTGTTAGGTTCAATACGTTCTTACGAACCCATGCTTTAGAAAAGTAGTTGCCAACATATGGATCAACGACATTGAGTAGAGCCACTCTATTTTGCAATAGTTCAGCTTCTTTAAGTTCAGCAAAATTGTTATCTTTTAAGAAGTCGTAATGAACTGACTGTTTAAATTCTTGCCATTCTTCGAGGGTACAAACACCCTTCAACGAAAGTTGACGAGCCATAAGTTCGTCGAACATAATTGAGAAACGAGCGCGCAACTTTTCGATAAAACGCATAAACTTGAGTTCATCGCGAGTAATCTCGTTCGAACGACCAAGTGTAAATCCTTGTTGTGCTTCTAAACGAGAAATTGGAACATTAAGTGATTTGTATAGTTTACGTTCAAAATAGTTTACGTCTGACAACTCGCCAAGGTTTTGACCCGATGGTAATGTTGTGATTTCAGTAGACTTGCCTTCGCCACGACGAGGCATCCAGAAATCTTCAAGCATTGACAACTGACGACGATCATCACGAATCTCGCCTGTCGTACTATCGTATACAAGTTTGTTACGATACTTAACCATAAGATCGCGCAGATATTGTTCTGCTTTCATCTTAGGCATGTTACCAACGTCAACATAGAATACGCGACGTTCAGGAGCACGACTTAAACGATAGATAACAATTGCGTCTTCAACGAAGCGCAACTGATTCATAGGGCGAATTGCTTTATGCAAATAACTTAAAACAGTAGAGCGAGCAGGATCATACAAACCTGATGTTAAGTATACGACTGAATCGTTTGTGAGTTTTGTTCCACCTGAATAGTTACCAGTTAGAATTGGATTGCTTACTGTATTGTTTAATGTTTTTTCGTTGTAAATAAAATACTCTTCAACGTTGTCGATAACTTCTGTTTGCGTTGCTTTGTCTTTTTTCTTTTTTACGTTTCTAACTTTGCGAATGCGTCTTGGATCAATATTGATTAAACTTTGTATGCCTGCTCGCGGATTATTTGGATCAATAATCACATTAAAGTATAAACGACCATCAACATACCAACGACGGAAAATATCACCGCCATTATTATTGAAGTCGAGCAACTTCATAACGTGTTTAAATTCTTCTGTAATTTTATCTTTAATTGATTGTGGCTGTTCTAAATCGTCAACCATAATCTTAACGGAGTTACCTTCTTCATCGTGCACAACTGATTCGTTAACGATATCTTCAATGGCTTGTTCAACTTCTGGTTGCATAGCCATTGTGCGATATTTTGTCACGAGGTCTACTTCAGAACGATAAGAGCCATCAATATCAACGTAGATACCATAGTGGGATCCCGCTGAAATATTGATGGCTCCATCTTCGATCTGTGGGCTTACAACTGTAGGCGTGACTGATGCGTCAAGAGTTTCCTCTTTTTTGCGTAAAATCTCAAAACCGAATATATTCATAATTTAAACCTGAGATGTCATCATGTGGATTGACCTACTGAAAAAGTAAGTCAAGAATCAAGTCGTTACGCCAGCAGCAGTCCAGTATTGATATGCGAACGATACTGCGTACTCTTCGATCTGATCATTTGCGCCCCAATCGAGATCAATTTGCGTGACGTCAACTGGGAACATACCAACAAACTTGTAAGACTTAATAATGTCGCCTGACTTACCATATTGATTTACAACTGCGTCAGCTGTATAACCGTTTGGTGTAGCGGCAACTGGGTTACGAAGGTTTGTTTGGTGACTGTTTAGAGCGTTCATCCATCTTTCGAAGGCATTTCTTACTCTAAAATCTTCGTCGTTAATGATCTGCACTGTCCAATCTTGGAAGGTTCTATTACCAGAGAACTTCACTTCACGTCCAAAGTAGAATAACTGGATTGGTGAAATGATTGAACCTGGTAGCTGCGCAGACTTACACAAAAA